AAAAATTTTAATAGAAAGTGGAGTAAAAATACCAATAGAGATTGTTCCTAACTTTTATAAAAAAGAAATAAAAGAAAAACCAACATTTAATTATCTAAAAAATAATCATAATATTGATGATGATACTCATATATTTTATCATGAAAGTTCAGGTATAAAAAGAAAAAATGTTAAAAAATTATTAGAGAATTATATTAAATCTTTTGAAAAAAATGATAACGTTTGTTTAGTTTTAAAAGTATTCTCTAACTCATATGCATTTGGAGAAATTTTAAGAACTTTGAGTAAATACAAAAAAAAACCAAGAGTTGTATTTATATATAAGACTTTGTCTTTTAAAGAACTTAATTCAATTTGGTATAGAATAAACACCTATGTTTCTATTGCTTATTCAGAAGGATTTGGAATACCTTTAATTAGAATGTTGGCTTTAGGAAAAAACATCATAACTCTTGAAAGTAAATATAGTGGTTATACTGATTTTTTAAATGAGAATAATTCAACACTTTTACCGAGTAAAGAAATAGAAATATTTAAAGATAGACCAAGTTTATTAATTTTTGATGAAAATAGCAAATGGGAAGATTTAAAAGATTATAATGATTTACAAAAAGCCCTTAAAGAAAGTTTAAATAAAACTTATAATTATGATAATTCCTATGAAAAATATGAATATCATAATATTATGAGTAATTTTAAAAAAATATTAGTAAAACATTATTAGTAATTTTATTAATTAAAAAACAGAATAAATAAAAAATATAAATTATGAATACAACATTAGTTCAAAAGATGAAAAAAACATTCCAAAAGATTGCTTTTATAAAAAAATCTATAGAAAGTGGAATGACTTTAGAACAGGCTATTGAAGCATATAAAAAATAAACTAAATGTTAGTTTATAATAAATAATTATTTTACAAACTAAATTATTTTAATAATCACCGTATATATCTTTTTTCGGTAAACATTTTTCTTTAATTAGTTTTTCAACAAACTGAAACATTTTAAGTCCATTTGTCTGACAATATTCTTTTAATAGTTTGTGAACCCTACTATCTATTTTAATATTTTTTATTTTTCTATGACCACTCATATTAATAAGTATGAAAATAGTATGTTTTTTTTCATACACTAAGTGATACTAATATATAATATCACAATCTTTTGGGTTTAGACATAATATTTATTAATAAAAATAAAACCAATTAAAATATAAAAAATTAAGTAATATGGCAACAGACGGCAAAGTTTTTGTATCCCCAGGGGTATACACGTCAGAAAAAGATTTAAGCTTCGTAGCACAGAGTGTAGGAGTAACAACACTTGGTTTAGCGGGTGAAACAGTTCAAGGTCCTGCGTTTGAACCTATTTTTATAAGTTCTTACGGTGAGTTCCAAACATATTTCGGTAGTCTAAACCCACAAAAGTTTACTGAAACACAAATTCCTAAATACGAATTAGCGTATATAGCAAAAGCTTATCTACAACAATCAAATCAGTTATTTGTAACTAGAGTTTTAGGATATTCTGGATATGATGCAGGACCTTCTTGGTCTATAACAACAGTTGGTAACCCTGACTGTGAAACAATTAGAACACAATGTGTAAGTACTGAGGGTACTCTTTACAGTGCTTCTACTTGTAATATAGGTACTCCTTTTGAATCTGGTAGTGGTAGTACAGCTGTAGTTAATACTGGTGCTATTTCATTATACTTTACTGGGTCAACCGGTGTTTGGACTGATTCCAGTACCACAACTACTCCGTTATCACAATTACCTTGGCCTATTTCTGAGAAAATTAATGCAACATTACAAAAAACAGATGGTAATACAACTACAATTTCATCTGAACTTATTAGTATGTTGTCAACATATTATAGTAGTTTGTCACACGATACCACTAGTGGTTGTGCTACTGGTGCAACACCATGTTACTTACCTATGACTGGAGGAACAAGTGTGGAAAAATCTTTTGGGTGTAATTACGACGGTGACGTAACCTCTGGAAATACATTATATGAAGGTACGTTCTTAGAAAACGCAACTGACCCAACAAGTTCTGGTTACACATATCAGTCTAAATTTAGTGGTGTTACAGCAACTTCAGTATTGGGTAGTTCTTGTAATCCAAAACCTAGTATATTCTGTAATGATATTAATGACCCATGGTTGTATGGATTTTTTGACATTATACCTGGTACAGATTATTATACTGGATTCTCAATGAGTTTTGGTATAAACACTGAAGATGTGTTTGATATTAGTACTTCTGCTGATACAGGATTATATTCAGGAGCTTCAGCTTTAAGATTCTCATACACTTTATATACAGGTCAAACTTTCTGTAATTATAATGGTTTAGTTGTAGCAACTCTACGTTCTAGAGGTGTTAGTACACAATCTTCTGGTGGACCAGTTTACCAAGTAACGGGAGGTACAGATGTGTCTATGATTTGTACAGGTGACACATATTCACAAGTAAATACTGACCCATTTGCTACATTTGCTATAGATGTTACAGATGTTGATGGTGATAATTTTAGATTTGAAACTTCTATGTCACAAACATCTAAAGACTTCGTAAAACGAGTATTCGGTGTAGCTCCGTTTGATAAGGATATGGAACAAGTCCCAATCTTTGTGGAGGAAGCTTACCCTAACATGTTGTCATACGCATACAAAAAAGGTTATATTAAAGGATTAAACTGTTCTTTATTAGATTTACCTTCTTTCAGAGATGCTACTACTGGTTCTGGTACCATTGGTTTCTACCAAGAACAATGGCAAACACCAGTAACACCATATGTTGTATCAGAACTTAGAGGTACTAAAGTTTATAAACTATTTAGATTTATTTCAATATGTGATGGAAATGCTGCTAACACTCAAGTTAAGATTTCAATTGTGAACATTTCATTTGAAAGAAATGAATTTGATATATTAGTTAGAAGTTTCTACGATACAGATGCTTCACCAGTAGTATTAGAAAGATATACTAGATGTAGTATGAACCCTAACTTAAATTCATTTGTTGGTGTTAAAGTAGGTACAGCTAATGGTGAGTATGAACTTAAGAGTAGATATATTATGGTTGACATTGACCCAGAACAAGAAACAGACGTAAATAGATATGATGCTGTTCCTTGTGGTTTCGAAGGTTATGTAACTAGAAATTATTTAGGAGAACAAAGTCCTACATTATATTATAAAACAAAATATAATAAACCTGGAGACATAATCTGGAATCCTCCTTTTGCTTCAAGTGCATCAGCTGACAACACAACAATAAGTGCGGGTGATAAAATTAGAAGAGTATACTTAGGTATTTCAGACACAGCGGCTTCAGCTTATGATGACGATTTCTTCCAATATAAAGGAAAACAAGCACCAACTAGAAAGTGCGATGACCCAGATGGTGAAGATTGGAATTGTTTAACTCAAGGATTCCATATGGATAGTGGAGCTACTTGTGTAGGTACTCAAGGTGAACTTTGTGTAACAACACAATGTAAGAATTGTGGTACAGGAACAACAACTGAAGACCAATTTGCTGTTGGAGCTGCAACGTTTAGAGCAGAACCAACTGATTCACAAGACCCATATTACTTGTTACAGTCTAGAAAATTCACTTTAGCTCCTTATGGTGGTTTTGATGGTTGGGACATATATAGAAAATCAAGAAGTAATGGTGATAACTATGTTAGAGGTAAGTCAGGTTTCTTAAATGGAGCTTGTTCAACTACAACATTCCCTAACGCTAGTGGTGATGGTTCATTTAAGTTGTTATCTAGTACTCCTTGGGGTGAATCTGGATTCTTCGCAACTACTGACTATTACGCTTACTACTTCGGTATTAGAACTTTTAGAAACCCAGAAGCTGTAAACATAAATGTTTTCGCTACACCAGGTATTGATTATGTTAATAATAGTAACTTAGTTGAAGAGACTATAGACATGATTGAAACTGAAAGAGCTGATTCATTATATGTAACAACTACACCAGATTACAATTTATTTGTACCTGGAGCTACAATAGCTTCAAATATTATTCAACCTACTGAAGCGGTAGATAACTTAGATTTGACAGGAATTGATTCTAACTATACCGCTACTTACTACCCATGGGTACAGTACAATGACCAAGAAAACAACACTAGAGTATGGTTACCACCTACTTATGATGTAATGAGAAACATCGCTTTAACAGATAATATCTCATTCCCTTGGTTCGCATCAGCTGGTTACACTAGAGGTATTGTAAACGCGGTTAAAGCTAGAAAGAAACTTACTCTTGATGAAAGAGATACGTTATACGCTGGTAGAATTAACCCAATCGCAACTTACTCAGATGTTGGTACAATTATATGGGGTAATAAAACTCTACAAACTAGACAATCAGCTCTTGATAGAATTAATGTTAGAAGATTGTTGTTACAAGCTAGAAAATTAATTTCAGCTGTAGCAGTAAAATTACTTTTCGAACAAAATGACGAACAAGTTAGAAATGAGTTCTTAGATTTAGTAAACCCAATCTTAGATTCTATTAGAAGAGAAAGAGGATTAACAGACTTTAGAGTTGTTCTTTCTGATGACCCACAATTAATTGACCAAAATACTTTGGAAGGTAAGATTTACATAAAACCAACTAGGTCTCTAGAATTTATAGATATTGAGTTCTTGATTACACCTACTGGAGCTTCTTTTGAGAACATATAATAAAAAATATATAAAAAATAAGAAATGAAACTTAATTATAAAAAACAAAAATTAGTAGAAAGTTTAGGGTTTAACGTTAATTTTAAAACAACTTATGGTGATAAACCACAAAATGTTAAAATAACACCATCACAATTTAAAAGGTTAATGGAATCTTATTTAATTTATGAAGAAAAAATGCATAAAGAAGAAGAAGATATGGAGTTAGCTGAATTTGCAAATTATTTTTCTAATGATACTGAAGAGATGTTAGATGAAATGAACTTTGGTGACGGATATTTAGAACCATACTTTGAATATCAAGATGATTTTGATACAGAAAATTTCAATAATTCTGAAGATTTAGATGAAGGTGGTATGGGTTACGACAATTATATGAGAGATAAATATGATGGTAGAGATTCTGAAGTTATTGGTGTTTATTCTGATATTGATAACCAAAGATACGGTGGAAAAAGAATGCCGGGTGAAGGTTTTTATAGTGATGGAAATGGATTTATTTCAGAAATAAAAGATATGTCTAAAGCTCAAAAAGATTTTATATTAAGAGAAACAAAAAAAGAGTTAAATAAACGTTTAAGAAAGTAATTTTAAAAACTATGATTAAATTTTTTGAAAAAATCGGAATTATTGGAACATTTTTATTTACTATTTTGGTTACCATAGTACCACCATTAATAGTGGGATTTTTGGTAGATGGTATCAATGAAAATGTTCAAAAAGTAGCACAGGTGTTATTTTACGTAATGCTTAGTCTATTAACTTTAGGATGGATATTGGCTATAATTGGCACATCAAAATATCCAAAATCAAATAATGAACCAATCAGAAATGCTATAAGAAAGTTGTTTTCTATATTAGGTTGGAGAAATGATTAATATTATCTTATATTTTGTATTATCTGTGGCTTTAGGAATCACTAAAGCCATAGTTGATACTTTATCTTTTAGAAAGGGAACAAATATCTTCCCAAGTTCATGGCAAATAGATAACAGTTGGAGAAATAAGTGGAAAAACGGTGACCCTAAACAAGGAGAAAAGTTTTGGGGTAGTAGTCGTTGGTTTGTACCATTTACTGATGCCTTTCATTTTACAGGTATGATTAACCACATAATAATATTTTTAATGATTGGTGTTTTTCATTTTATCCAAGTTGAAAGTATTTGGTCAATATTATTTTTGTATTTAGTAGGTGGTTATGTGTTATCAAGAACGGTGTTTCATGTTTTTTATACTTATATTTTCATAAAAAATAATGTGGATTAGTATTATATACTCAATTAACACCAAATCTTTAATTTAAGATAGTAATACATATTTATATGATATAAAAGTATTTAAAATGAAGAATTTAATAAGACAAATTTTAAAAGAGTATACTAATCAACAATTAAATGAGTTGGCTAAGACTAATAGATTAATTCTTTTAGATGTTGATGATACATTACTTAAACCAACTGGAGTATACATTTATAGAAACCTACCTTCAGACCCACAAGAAGTAGCTCTGACACCTTATGAATATGGGTTAGAGTCAGTAACACCAGAAACAAAAAAATATTACGATTACAGGGATTTTATTGACCCAAGAAAAACACAAATGTCGATAGAAAAAGCAGAACCAATTGTTGCTAACTTATCTGTTATGGATGATTATTTAAAAATGGGTCATCAAATAGGTATATTAACAGCTAGAGCAAATGAAGATATTGTTTATAACGGACTTAAAAATTTCTTAACATATAGAGACAGTAAAGGTAATTTAGTTCCAATAGGAGATAGATTATCTAGAGAGAATGTGTATGCAATTAATGACACAAATAGAGCTAAGACATTAGAGTCAGAAACTGATTATGGTAAAAAAGCTGAAGTGGTTGAAAAACTGTTAAACAGATACGATGAGATAGTATTCATTGATGATGATATGAAGAATATTAAACAAATGAAATTATTGAAAAGAGATTTGCCAGAATATTTAGCTAATAAATTATTTGTAATGTACGCTAAAGAATAATAGCTTTTAATGTATTTATATATAAAAGGCTTATGCTGTAAGCATATAAATTTAAAAAAATAAAGTAAAGGGTTAATTTAGACAATTTTTAAAATCCTATATATTTATTAGTAAATAAGAAAAACAAAAAAGAAAAAATAACATGGCTGATTTATTAATGAAAATGCCCATACCGTATGAACCTAAAAAGAAAAATAGGTTTATTTTAAGATTTCCATCATCTTTGGGAATTAATGAATGGTATGTGGAGAGTACTTCTAGACCTGCTGTTAATATTAATGCAGTAGAAATTCCTTTCCTAAACACATCTACTTATGTTGCAGGTAGATTTACTTGGAACACCATTAGTGTTACGTTTAGAGACCCTATTGGTCCTTCAGCAGCACAAGCTTTAATGGAGTGGGTAAGACTTCACGCTGAGTCCGTTACTGGTAGAATGGGGTATGCTGCGGGATATAAGAAAGATATTGATTTAGAAATGTTAGACCCTACAGGTGTTGTAGTTGAAAAATGGATATTACAAGGAACATTTTTACAAGATGTAAATTTTGATAGTTTAGGTTATAGTGATGATGCTATCGCTACTATTTCAGCAACTCTAAGACCAGACAGATGTATTTTGGTTTACTAAAATTAAAAATAAAATAATATTTAAGAATCCACACAAAAGTGTGGATTTTTTTTTATAACTATGTACTTAGAAAATTATTTATCTATTATTTATACGTTATAAACTAATAAATAAGATTATTTTAAATTTAATATGGACCCAAGAGAATACGCAGACCCATCTTATTCTAATATACCATACGATGTAGTACAATTACCATCTAAAGGTATGTTTTATAGAAACAAGTTGGATTCGGTTAAAGTAACATACTTAACAGCATCTGATGAAAATTTACTAAGTTCACCTAACATAATTGAAAGTGGAAATATTATTGATGAACTTCTTAGAAGAAAAATTCTAGGTAGTGATGTTAATATTTCTGAAATGTTAGAGTGTGATAAACAAGCTATTTTAATATTTTTAAGAAACACAGCTTTTGGTTCCACCTATGAATTCACATTAACAGACCCAAAAACAAAACAAAAATTTACACACAGTCATGACTTAAGTAATGTTAGTATGAAAGAGTTTAATTTAGTGGCTGATGAAAAAGGTGAATTTACATACACATTACCAATTACAAAAAAAGTAATTAAATTTAAATTCTTAAGTTCAACACAAGAAACTGAATTAGCTAATATTGATTCACAATATGAAGGAAGAATATCACCAAAAGTAACAAGAAGGTTAGAGTATTTAATC